AAAGAGGATGGTGACGAAAGAGGAGCCGCGCGAAACCGTTTTCAGGCAAAACACCTTAACCGGGGCGGTGCTGCGGGGTATATCGCGAAATACATCTCAAAAAATATCGACGGCTATGCACTGGATGGGCAGCTCGATAACGATACCGGCAGACCGCTGAAAGATACTGCCGCGGCTGTTACCGCATGGGCGTCAACGTGGCGCATTCCGCAATTTAAAACGGTTGGCCTGCCGACAATGGGTGCTTACCGTGAACTACGCAAATTGCCTCGCGGCGTCAGCATTGCTGATGAGTTTGACGAACGCGTCGAGGCTGCACGCGCCGCCGCAGACAGTGGTGATTTTGCGTTGTATATCAGCGCGCAGGGCGGGGCAAATGTCCCGCGCGATTGTCAGACTGTCAGGGTCGCCCGTAGCCCGTCGGATGACGTTAACGAGTACGAGGAAGAAGTCGAGAGAGTGGTCGGCATTTACGCGCCGCATCTCGGCGCGCGTCATATTCATATCACCAGAACCACGGACTGGCGCATTGTGCCGAAAGTGCCGGTCGTTGAGCCTTTGACTTTAAAAAGCGGCATCGCCGCGCCTCGGAGTCCTGTCAATAACTGTGGAAAGCTCTCCGGTGGTGATACTTCGTTACTGGTTCCCACACCTTCTGAGCACGCCGCAGCAGTGCTTAATCTGGTTGATGGCGGTGTTATTGAATGGAATGAACCGGAGGTCGTGAGGGCGCTCAGGGGCGCATTAAAACACGACCTGAGAACGCCAAACCGTCAGCAAAGAAACGGAAGCCCGTTAAAACCACATGAAATTGCACCATCGGTCAGACTGACCCGGTCGGAAAGAATGCAAATTACCCGTATCCGCGTTGACCTTGCTCAGAACGGTATCAGGCCGCAGCGATGGGAGCTTGAGGCGCTGGCGCGTGGCGCGACCGTAAATTATGACGGGAAAAAATTCACGTATCCGGTCGCTGATGAGTGGCCGGGATTCTCAACAGTAATGGAGTGGACATAATGGCAAAAATTCACGAGGTAAAGCTGCACGCAAAATATTTCGACCTTGTGCTGGAAGGAAAGAAACGCGCAGAGTTTCGGAAAAATGACCGTAATTATGAGCGCGGGGACACGTTGATTTTGCATGAATGGGTGCAGGGTGTGTACACGGGGCGAAAGGTTGAAGCCCGGATAACAGATGTTACTGACCTGTCAGACTGGCTGGAAGATTATGTCTTGCTAAGTATTGATCTGCTTAATACATGCGCATATGAGATTGTGAACTGGAAAGAACTTAGTGAGCGTGGTCTGGTATTCAGAATTAATCATGAAATTATGCATCAGCTCGGCCTTGCTGTTATGTATGAACCAGAGACAGGGATGTCTGGCGGGGCAATGGTTGCCACGGATGGAGCATGGAACTATTCAGATGAACAGATGGAGCGTGCACAGCAAAACGGGTGGCTTGGATAATGCACAGAATACCAGGCGAGATACCGCACCATAAAACTAAAAATATCAAGCTGATGGCTATTGTTCAGCGTTTACAGCGGATTATGGTCAACGAAAATCTGACGCCCGATGAGCTGGTCGGGTGTGCCGAAATAGTCCGGGATAATGACGGGCGGTTTAACCATATCGGTCAATCAAGAGTTACGTCACCACCACGCAGACGATAGAGAACGCCGCCAGTCGTGAAACTTGTTTTCAGGGCTGACGGGGTTGAACAACGAGCGTAGCGAGGCGTTAGGAAAATTATTGAAAGAAATATTATCAGGGGGTTAAATGCTGTTTCTGTGTAAGCCGTTTAAGGAGACTAAAGTGATTACTTTTCAGACTATAAGAGATAAGTATATTGAAATCGTTCGGTTACAGAGAGAGGAAAAAGAGCGTTTACAAAATATTGTTGGGCTGATTGCGAAAAACTTTGAGGGGTCGCTTGAGCTTGAGCAAACTTGCTGGGGCTATCCAGGGCAAAACCCCACTGAAAATTATGTTTTTGTCGCTGCAATTAAAGATGGTGAAAAATCTAAAGTTCAGTTACACGATCTGTTGCCTGATGCAGATGGGATTTTGTCATTTTTTATTGGTCTTACAGTGGATAAGTCACCGGTTGCTCATCCTAAGTTAAACGTGATTATTCCTTTGAAACTGCTACGTGATGGAAATGGCTTTACGCTAGTAATAGGAAGCGGGGAATTTGAAACGAACTTAAGTGAAAAGCCAGCATTGCCAGAACTTGAGGCTGTATCTGAAGCACTGAAACAAGCCGTAATCAGAGACCTTGAATCTTACATTCCGGTGCGTTGATAATGTTTGTGGGGGAAAGCGACTTTCCCCGTTTTTGTGTGCGTGCATTAGGTGCATTGTTTTGCATGTGCCAAAAGCCGTTTTTATGGTCACTTGTTGCCAGTACCGGTGTGGTTTTGACGCCTTCATGCAACTGCATTAAATGTGACCAGCGAAGCGGGCGGGCGAGGCGGGGAAAGCACTGCGCGCGAGGCCTGCAGCCTCCAGTGTCATCTTTGTGGAAATATGCTAAAGTATTCATAAGGTTGGATATCTGGCGTACAGTGAGATAGTTTATGCGTATAAAAATTAATAATTTTGGAACTATTGCGGAAGCTGATGTTTCAGTTGGTGGATTAACTGTCATAACTGGTGAAAATGATACGGGAAAGAGTACCGTAGGGAAGATACTGTTTTCAATGGTAAAGGCGATATCTCGTTATCAAGAAGATTTAGAAGAAGACAAAGAGGATAGAATTACATCTATTGTAGAGAAAATATATTTTAATCTGCGTAGGAGGATTAATATTGCTGCTACGCCGGAAATTAGAGAGTTATTCAATCCAAGAAAATTTTATGCCTCTCTAAAAATAGATATCTCTAAAACTTTGGCTGAGAGGGAGAGTTATCTATATAAATTGATTGATGAAGGTCTTCTTCCAGAGTTGATGGCGGATTCTGTACTCTCTGATATAAGAAAAATCAGAGATATAATGCTTGAGCCAGATGATGAGTTATCTGCTATCAACCGCGCTCTGCGTAAGGCCTTTTACTCTGAATTTAGAGGGGAAATTATTCAGAAGGGTAATCAAAATCCAGTTAAAGCATCTCTGGAAGTTGTTGATGGTGTTAGTCAGTTAATTGATATTAAATGGACTAAAGATGGTATATCACAATTTGATTATACTGATGGCTTAGGATATGTCGACGCAACATATGTTGACTCTCCAAGTATTATGCAATTTCATAATTTGGTTCGTTTTGCTAAAACTTTATTTGATAGTAACGGTGAATCAGGACGTCTAACTGTTCCATTGCATGTGAAAGATCTATCAATAAAACTAAGCGATTCAGTTTATAATTTATTCGTGCATTCGGATATTTTTGATGATGGCTCATTTTTAAATGAATCACTTCGTATATCTAAAAAAATCAATGCCGCTTTCAGTGGTGAGGTGGTTTATGATATTGAAAAGAATGATTTTTTTCTAGAGAAGCAAGGCTATAAAGTCACATCGAGTAATATTGCGTCAGGAATAAAGTCTTTAGGTATTCTTGATATGCTTGTTAAGTGTGGGGCAGCAGTAGATAATTCGTTGCTGATTATTGATGAACCAGAGGTGAACTTACATCCAAAGTGGCAGGTTTTCTATGCTGAGATTATTTGTGAGTTAGTGTCTATGGGGGTTGATATAATAATTACAACACATAGCCCATATATTATTGATGCTCTTAAACATTTTAGCGACAAAATTGGGGTTGAAAATCGGTTCTATATAAGCGAGCGATTCCCTGGGGAAGAATTTACATCTTTTGTTGATATTACTGATAATGTTGCATATGCAATTAATCTTTTGGCAACACCATTAAAAGAATTGAATCAGGAGTATTTGGATGATTTCTAATGAGGAGCTTATCTTTAGAAAATTATGTGAAGTATACCATGATTCAATGGTTGATGTAACCGAATTAAGTTACAATGATGCCGGGGGACGGTATTTTATTATTTGTGATTCGAAGGGCTTTAACTATGATACGGTGTTAAATTGCTCGCCTATTTATAGGCGTGAGCTTAAAGAAAAATCACCGGATGCTTTATTTTTACATGAAGATAAATTGTACTTCATTGAATTTAAAGAAGGACGTTCACAAAAGGATGATATAAGGTTGAAAATACATGAAGGTGTTACGACTTTATTTCATTTTGTATGTAAACACCTTCCAGAGTTGACAAGGCAAAATTTTGTAGAGCTTGATTTAAATTATGCTGTCGTTTGTAGGGCTAGTGGACATAGAGATATGCGCAGTTCGGCAATGATTGCTGCTCTTGAGAACTCAAGTCAGCGATACAGCTTGAAAAATCTTGAAGGATTTATAATCAAGAAAACAGCAGTCATGGAGGAGCCTCAACAAATATTGAAATTCCTTAATAAAATAAGCGCCGGAAAAGTAACATCGATTACTGTGTTTGAACACTTGGGGCAAACAGAAACGTTTTGCCTATCTGCTTGATCTTACAGGCTTTGGCGAGCCAAAGCCTGCAGGGTTTATAACGAGTAATTGTTAAATGTTATAACGGTTTCACCTATCCATGAGTTCAATTCCTTCATTCGCGATTGTAGGTGCCCTAACTCATTCCTGACAAAAACTTTAGCAGCTTTAACTACATCGCCAAATCCTCCTGCATTATTAGGCATCATCCCAATCATTTGCGGGGGGACTCGATGTGCACTCATTAGATCTTCCGCACTGGCTTTTTTGATATTAAAAAAATCGTCCTTCGTCGCCACTTCACTGAGCGGGATAATTTTAATACCGTCGGCTTTTCCCTGCGGGGCGTAGAGAAACAGGTTTTTAAAGTTATTGCGGCCTTTCGACTTAACCATGTTTTCGCGAAGCATTTCGATATCGTTGCGATCCTGCACGGCATCGGTGACGTACATGATGTATCCGGCATGTGCGCCGTTTTCGTAATACTTGCGGCGGAACAGCGTGGCCGACTCATTCAGCCAGGCAGAGTTAAGGGCGCTGAGATATTCCGGCAGGCCGTACAGCTCCTGATTAATATCCGGCTCCAGCAGGTGAAACACGGAGCCGGGCGCGAAGGCTGTCGGCTCGTTGAAGGACGGCACCCACCAGTAAACATCCTCTTCCACACCACGGCGGGTATATTTTGCCGGTGAGGTTTCCAGCCTGATAACTTTACCGGTGGTGCTGTAACGCTTTTCCAGAAACGCATTACCGAACACCAGAAAATCCAGCACAAAGCGGCTGAAATCCTGCTGGGAAAGCCACGGATGCGGGATAAATGTCGAGGCCAGAATATTGCGTTTGACGTAAATCGGTGAGCTGTGATGCACGGCAGCACGCAGGCTTTTTGCCAGACCGGTAAAGCTGACCGGCGGCTCATACCATCTGCCGTTACTGATGCACTCGACGTAATCCAGAATGTCACGGCGGTCGAGTACCGGTACCGGCTCACCAAAGGTGAATGCCTCCATTTTCGGGGCGCTGGCGGTCATTGTTTTTGCCGCAGGTTGCGGTGTTTTCCCTTTTTTCTTGCTCATCAGTAAAACTCCAGAATGGTGGATGTCAGCGGAGTGCTGATACCGGCGGTGAGTGGCTCATTTAACAGGGCGTGCATGGTCGCCCAGGCGAGGTCGGCGTGGCTGGCTTC